ATTGACAAGAACAGCGGTCGTCCCAAAAGAGATATGCCAAGCATCGGGGAATTGACCGGTACGCTGGCACGTATGGGCGATGAATGGCAAATTGACAACGATCGCCTTGAGCGGTATATGTTCATGGAAAACAGGTTCCGTGACAGGCAAGCTAACATGAGTACCGTACAGCGTCAATCGCAGTATGCAGCTCTTGTTAAGTATCTATTTAATCCTTATGAACTGGCCGCTATCGCCCCTCACAGGCGTATCCTGGCTCAATACTATGAAGGACTGTCCGACGGTCAAGTGACTCTCACTAAGACAAACAACACTGGCGGTGTTGTTTGGTCGGCAGGCTTGACTAACGGTATAGAGAAGAAGATACTCCCCGCTACTCAGGTAGTGTGGAGCGCCGCTACGCTGGCAACCATGGACGTCCTTGGCGTTATCCAGCTGATGGAAGATTGGGCTGATGGCAAAGGGAAGAGCATTCTTAAGTTCAGAGTAAGCAAGGCGACAGCATCTCTTATCTGCCAATGTAAGCAGCTCAAGGATTTGATTGGGGTTAATCTTGGTAACATCAAGACCAACACCGCTCCTCTTCTTGGAATAGATACCGTGAATGCTTATCTTATCGGTTTAGGCCATGCCCCTATCGAGGTAGTAGGCGACAAGGGGGTTCTGAACAACGGTACTGCCGTATCGCTATTTAAGGATTCGCGCCTTGTTGCCATGTGCGCTGATAAGGTCGCTGTATTGAAGGTGTCAGACCCCCTCGAAGCAGTTGACCCCGTGCCGAATAAGGTATATACTACCTACTTTGACAACCTTGTGTCGCAGTGGCGAAACGACAACGGTCGTTATGTAGCGTATGAAATGTACGCTTACCCTGTATTTACTGGCAAGAACGACGTATTTATTTACGACGTTTCAACCAAAGCACAATCATAGCAATAAATAACCACGAGGCCTTTAGGCCTCGTGGTTTAATCTTTTGTATATGACAAATGTAGAAGCATTAAAAGCTACCGTAAATTACCCTATCGATGACACAAAGGCCATCAAGATATTGACTGACCGGGGGTTTATCGATACAGCCCCCTATGGGGGGACAAGCAAAGCTTTTGAGCTTGCCACGGCTGATATGTATATGCTGATAGTGTCATCAGCCAACATCGCCGAAGGGGGATATCAGATTAGTATGACGGATAAATCTAACTTAATGAAAGCGGCTAGTCGCATCTATTCGAAGTGGGGAGTTGAGAATCCAATAGCTCCAAGAATACGCGACCGCTCAAATATTTGGTAAGATGAAGCAGTACCCACACTTCCTATTCAGAAAAGAGGCTGAAGGCGACACAGTACAGGACCCAACCACCGGAGAATGGATAGACAAGCCATCGGAATGGATATTCCACGGCGAATGCCGAGAGGAGCCGAATGGGAAGGGCTCTGTCGTAAATGGGGAGGATGGACAGGCTACCGTGTACGCTTCGACTGTTTATTTACCCTTTGGTACAACCCGCATCCAGGCAGGAGTTGAAATATTTGTATCAGACACTAATAGTGTATCAAGCCGCCGGAGGGTATCAGGGCGGGTGCTTAGGTTCTCAGACGGACAATTGAACTGTAGACTATGGGTATAAAAGCTACATTTAAGCCTGAGGATATCGAAAGGAGGATGACAGCCTTTCAGCGCGTTGTAGAGCGGAGGGTAATTGAACGCATGCAATATCTTGGAGAGGAGTGTACCACTATCGCTAGGTCAATTCTCCCTCAATTTGGGTTCATGGACAGAACTGGTAACTTGCGTAGCTCAATTGGTTACATGGTGTTCGTAAATGGGCAGGCTGTAAGAAGTAGTTATTCAGTTGTTAAGAATGGTAGCGATGGAGCGGCTCAAGGGGAAGCCCTGGCGCGTAAAATAGGGGCGAAATATCGAAAAGGAGTAGCCCTTGTGGTTACAGCTGGAATGAATTACGCCGCCGCCGTTGAGGCCAAAGGGCGTGACGTTCTCACAAGCGCCGAACTATACGCTGAACAACAAGCCCCGAAAATAATCAAGAAACTAAAGGATAATATCAATAAATCACTCCAAGCATGAAGCAGGTATTTGACACCGACACTACACTATTTCAGACGCTTTCCAACTACCCGGCTTTGACCAGCGAGCTATCAGGAGGTGTTTATTTAAGGCAGAGGCCCGACAACTCCGAGGCTGAGGATATTGTAATAAATACCATAACGCTGACTCAGGAATTTGCGCCTCAATTAGGCACGTCGAATGTCAATATTTACGTTAAGGATATAACCGTCACTCATGACGGGAAGTCGTCCAAGATGCCGAATGTAACGCGCTTACGTACCTTATCTGGTATCGTCATGGAAGCGCTGAGGGGTGCTTACGTGGCTGGATTAGCGATGCGAATCGAGTCTCAGTCAGTTATCGATGAGCCGGCTATTAGCCAACATTTTGTGAACATAAGAATTAGGTGGAACATTCATTAACATTACAAACTATGGGAGTAATAACATTAGGATTATCAGAAATACAAGTTGGTACAGCTGCCTCTAATGGGGTAATGCCTGCCGAGCTTGTGAAGATAGGGAAGACCTATCAAGATACATGTGCCATTAACCAAGAGGCTGCCGACGTTACCGAACATTTTGAAGAAGGTAAGGCCAGCCCCGAGGTTCGAATTAAAAGGAAGCGCGTACCCGTGCTGACTTTTTCAATCATGGACCCAGACCCCGAGTTACTGGCCAACTATGTTGGAGGTACTCTTACTGGGGGAAAGTGGGGATTTGACGGTACAGAGAAAGTATCCAATAAGGCTATCCGGGTTAAGACAGAACAAGGCCTTGTGGTGGATATCCCTAACGGCGACGTTGAGGCTATTATAAATGCTGAGCTGTCAGCGGCGGGTCTTTTCCTTGTCGAGTTCACCATTACGCCGATGAGCGTTAGCTCTGGAAAGGCTATATATGCTTACGACGGAACAGCCGGACTGGAAGTAACACCAACATCACTTGAGTTCACCTCCGCCGCTGATTCAACGGGCAAGACTATCACAGCGAGCAGCACCGGAAACGTAACTTATGCCGCCGGGGATGCTGGCGCCGATTGGATAACCGTTACCCGTTCGGGAAAAGTGGTGACAGTAAAGGTAGGAGCGAATGCTAACAGCGAAGCGCGTACAGCTAACGTCACTATAATAGCCGATGGGCTGACAGCCGTCGTGCCTGTTACTCAGGCGGGAGGGTAATTACAGTGTGATGTATAACAGTCAACCGAAGGCTCCGAGGTTAATCCTTCGGGGCCTTCGATCTTTAGACATATTATCATGGATTCTATAAAACAGGAAAAAAGGGAACTTGATTTATTACTCCAGAAAGGGGTGGAATTTGAGGTTGAGCAGACGTATTATAAGCGCCTGGGATATTTCCGCGCTCCGGTAAAGGTTACAAAAAAGGTAAAGTATAAAATACAAGAACCAACATTGGCTGTGCTTGACAGGATGGCAGCGGAGCAGATTGATCTCGTGATTGACGAGGGTATAATGATTAGCGAGGCTGGGATAAACGAGGCTAAAAAGTTAGCCGCTAAGCATGCCAGGCGCCTGGCACGTATCGTGGCAATCGCGGTGATGGGGGAGGAATACACACGCCCAGTTGCGCACGGTTCTGGGTATAAATACGTATGTGATGAAAAGGGACTGAACCGGCTAACTGACACATTTCTCAACTGTATTAAGCCATCAAAGCTGTTACAATTGACGATACTTATTAACACAATAAGCAATCTAGGGGATTTTACGAACTCTATTCGGTTGATGTCCGCCGCTCGGACGACGATGCCGAGCCGGATAGAGGAAGACAAAAAGGGTTAAAGTCACTTTATGGCCGCCGAGGCTCGATTTGCGCCCACTTCGGCTGGTCTTGGGACTACCTTCATCACGGCATCCCTTGGGCGACGGTCCAGCGAATAATGAGTGACTTACCGTATTACGAATACGAGAGCCAGTCTAAAAAAGATAAGAAGAAGCTAAACAAAGAGAACGCCAGCAGTATAATGTCTTTCATAAATACTCTATCATGAAAAATACAGATGGTGCCCTGTCCTTTGACGCGTGGGTAAACAATTCAAACTTCAAGAAACAAATAGACGAAATGTCGGCGCGTGTCCGCGGTCTCAGCTCAATTACAGAGCAGGAAACTAAGCGGATGGAGGGTTCCTTCGATGGGCTGGGAAGGATGATAGCGGGGGCTTTCAGCGCTATTGCCATGGCTGATTTCGCAAGGCAAGTAGTCAATGTGCGTGGCGAATTTCAACAGTTGGAGGTCGCATTCACGACAATGCTAGGAAGTAAAGAGAAGTCCGACAAGCTAATGAGCGAATTGGTCCGTACTGCCGCCATTACACCATTCGGAATGCAAGAAGTGGCGCAAGGTGCTAAGCAGTTGCTTGCGTATGGCACAGCTGCGGAAGACGTCAACGAGACGTTAACAAGGCTAGGGGATATTTCCGCTGGGCTATCAGTCCCTCTTAATGACCTTGTTTATTTGTACGGTACCACTATGGTACAAGGTCGTCTATTCGCTCAGGACGTTCGGCAATTCACCGGGCGAGGCATTCCGCTTGTGAGAGAGCTAGCCGAAATGTATGGCGTAACAGCGGAGGAAATAAATGCGATGGTATCAGCCGGGCAGATTGGATTTGCCGACGTTCAGAAGGTGATTAACAAGATGACCGATAGCGGCGGCCAGTTTTACAACCTTATGAAAGAGCAGTCTAAGACGTTAACAGGGCAAATAAGCAATCTTGAGGACGCCTGGGACAATATGTTGAATAGTATAGGTAAGGGACAGGAGGGGCTTCTATCCAGCGTAATAGGCGGGGCTACATCAATTGTAGAGAACTATGAAAAGGTATTGGATGTTTTGAAGATTATCATCGCCACGTATGGCGCTTACAAGGCTGCTATAATTTTTGCACACATGGCGGAAAAAGCAAGGGACGTGGCCGGAGAGATTAAACGATGGTACGATCTCGCTAAAGGGATAATGACAGCTAAGCAAGCCCAGGAAGGGTTCAATGCAGCCACGAAGGCGAACCTTCTGGGAGCCTTGGCTTCCGCCATTGCCGCTGTCGTATCCGCTATCATCGTATTTAATGCGAGGTCAAAGGATACTGAGGGTATCCTTAATAGCTTGCGGGAGTCAACTGAGAAATTGGCTAGTGCCGGGAAAGAGATAGATAGCCTTGTGTCGGAGTATGAGGCCCTGAAAGACAAAACAGAACGAACCGCCGAGGAGAATAGCCGCCTGAATGAGATAATGCAGGCTCTGGCTGATAACGTTCCGGGAGCTGTAAGAGAATTTAATGCTTACGGGCAGGCGTTAGATATTAATACTGAGAAAGTAAAAGAGTACAGTAAGGCTCAAAAGGAAGCCGCTTTGTACGTTACAAGGGAGGATTTAAAAGCGGCAGAAAAACGGTTGGCCGGAATACGAGCTGAATTAAAGGAAGAAGAGCAAAAATTCAGGACTGGGACAAGGCGGGAATCATTTACTACGGCGACGGGGATGACTTACAGTCGTGATGTATCGTTAACTCAAAAAGAGATTACAGAAGCCTCAAGGCGAGCCCGAACTCTGTATGAGGAAGAAGCACAGGCACTTCAGGAAATAGCTAACGCTCAGGCGGCCATCAGAGCCATATCAGGTCAAAAGAGCTCGGAGGAACAGTATGCCGAAATGGTTAAGGCCTCTGAGGAAGCCGCTAAAGACGAGGAAGAAAGGCGAAAGAAAGAGGAAGAAGACCGTCAAAAAGCTATTGAAGAGCAACAATCGGCTCTAAAGGAATACGAGAAGTATCTATCTGATACTAAAAAGGCTTATGATGACTATTCAGATGCCTTCCAGGGGGCATTAGATGAAGATAAAGAGGCTGTAAAAGAATATTACTCTGACTTGAGGAAAGAGGGTGAAGATTATTCGGAGTTCTTAAAGAATGAAGCCGAAAAGCAAAAAGGCAATATGCCTGCCCTGAATGCAATCTATCAGGCTGCTGCCAAGTCTGGCATCCAACTCTCTTCAAAGATGCAGGGGCTTGATATGAAGGAGCAATCCCCAACGCTTAAAATAGAAATGCCAAAGGCTGACAAGACGGTGCTCGAAGATGCCGTTAAGGATACAGAGGCAGTTCAGGATAATATTAGGCAAGCTATACTGTATCAAGACAGGATTGAACTGGCAGAAAATCTAATTGATTCAGCCTATGCGGCGCAGGACGTCGCAAGGGCTGTTTCAGAGATTGATGCTGATTTGGGGAGCGCTCTTATGAAAGTTGCAGATTTGATTGGTGGTGTTGGAAATGCTATCAGCACCCTGAATGACAGCAACGCATCAGGTTTTCAAAAGGCATCTGGTATCATATCCCTTGCAATTACGGCAGGTGGCGAATTGGCTAAGCAGCGAAAGAACTGGGCCAACGCCGAATTGGACGCTCAGCGCGAGATAAATGCAGGTCTTGTCAATCAGCTTAGCATAGAGGGGCAAATCAACGCTCTCAAAAGGCAGCGAGCGAAAGCCGCGGAAGAACAAAGCGCCTTTCTTTCGCCCGACGCCATGAAGCAGTTCAAAAATACGCTGACAGCTGTAAGTGATGCTGAAGCTGAACTAGAGAAGAACATCTCAGCCCTTATGGGAAATGCTATTTTTACAGCTGAGGGAAAGGCCAAAAGGCGACTGTTCGGCACAAAGACGGACGACTATTCGTTCAGTATGAAGCAAATAATGGGCGATTATGCGGCTGCCTACGGCGGGGAAGGGATGCAGGACCTTCTTTTTGGCCAGATGAACGTT